CCGGCTCGCTGTACGTCCTGCTCGTCACCTGCACCTACGACCCGTGCTGACCGCCAAGGTCGACACGGCCGCCGTCGAGGCCGCGCTGCGCCGCCTCGGCGAGGAGCTCGAGGACGTCGACACGACCCCGGTCGCGCAGCGGACGGCCCGGGCCGTGGCCGGGTTCGCACCCCGGAGGTCGGGCCGGCTGGCCCGGGCGGTCGTCGCGCGGAAGGCCCCGGAGGGGGCCGAGATCCGCGTCGAGATCGTCTACGGCGGGGTCATCAACTACGGGTGGCCCCGCCGCAACATCGGTCCGCGCCGGTTCGTCGAACGCGGCGTGACCACCGTCCTACCCGATGCGCCCTCGCTCATCTCGGGCGAGGTTCAGGCACTCATCAACCAGCAAGGCCTCTGACCCGCGCCCCCCATTCAGGAAAGGTTGATCTCCCATGGCTGCACTCGGTACCCGCGCGCTCGTGCTGCGCATCGGCAGCACCGACTACTCGGACGCCGTATCCGATGTCCGGGTCAAGTCCGACGAGGACGACGCGGACTTCGTCAGCTTCGCCGCAGCCGCAGCGGGCGGCGCCCGCAAGTACATCCTGGCGCTGACCCTGGTTCAGGACACCGCCGCAACCAGCCTCTGGTACTTCATGTGGGACAGCGCCGGGACCACCCAGACCGTCGAGGTGTGGCCGAACGGGCGCCCCATCAGCGGCACTGCTACCGCCACCCAGCCGAAGGTGACGTGCTCGGCGGTCGTGTCCGAGCCGAACGGCGACCTGCTCGGCGGCGAGGCCGACAAGTCGACCACCGCCAGGTTCACCACCGAGTGCGAGTGGGAACTAACGGCTAAGCCGACCTTGGCGATCTCCTGAAACCCGGAGGGCAATCGTGAGGGACGAAAGGCCAACCGTTCTCGACTCACTGAAGGCCATGAACGGGTTCGACGAGGTGGCCGTCGAGCAGTATTTCCGCAGCGAGATCACCGACCTCCCGAACACTCGGATGATGCGGGCGCTGGTGTTCACCCTGAATCGGCGCCGGGGGGAGTCGGACGAAGATGCATTCAAGGCCGCCATGGGACTCACCCTGGGCGACCTGGAGGGCTATTTCGCCGACCCGGACGGCGAATCAGGCGAGCCTGAGGGAAAAGACTGAGGCTCAAGCGTGACCGCGCATGGGCGGGATTCGTGTTGAGCACCGGAGTTCCGTTCACGTTCGAGCAGTGGATGTCGCTGACGCGGCAACAACGGCAAGCATTCTCGGACATCAGTAGGGGGCGGTGACATGGCAAGCCCAGCTGTCCGCATCGCCATCCTGGCCCAGGCCGACCAGGCGAGGAAGGAGCTGCGTTCGCTGAGTTCCGCCGCCGGCGATGCCGGCAAGGCCGTCGAGGGGAGCATCGGCAAGCTCGGCGGGGTAGCCAGGGCTGGGGCTGCCGCTGCCGGCGTGGCAGCCGGGGCTGCGTTGGCGGCCGGCGTGTCTCAGGCGCTGGAGCAGGGCAACTTGTCCGCGAAGCTGGGCGTCCAGCTCGGCTTGACCAAGGATGAGGCCGCCAAGGTCGGGAAGCTGGCCGGGAAGGTCTACGCCGACGGGTTCGGCCAGGATGTGGCGCAGGTCAACGATGCCATCAAGGGCGTTTACCAGAACATCGGCAAGGGCAACGAACAGTGGACCAAGAAGATCACCCAGCAGGTCCTCAGTGTTGCCGACGTGTTCGAGCAAGACCTCGGCGGGACGACGGCGGCCGTTGGACAGATCCTCCGCACCGGCCTGGCGAAAGACGCCGAAGAGGCTCTCGACGCTCTCGCCGCCGGGCTTCAGAATGGCGCCGACAAGGCGGGTGACCTGCTCGATACGTTCAATGAGTACGGGACTCAATTCCGAGAGTTCGGGCTGAACGCTCGCCAAGCTACAGGGCTCTTGGTCCAGGGGCTCAAGGCCGGAGCTCGGGACGCAGACAAGGTCGCCGACGCCATCAAGGAATTCGCAATCCGCGCCGTGGACGGATCAAAGCTGACCAGCGAGGGATTCCGCAGTATCGGCCTGGATGCCCAGAGGATGGCTGACGCCATCGCCGCTGGCGGCCCGAGATCGGCCGATGCCCTTGATCTCACTCTGGATCGGCTGCGCGCCATCAAGGACCCAGCGGAGCGCGCCCAGGCTGCCGTGCAGCTATTCGGCACTCAAGCTGAAGACCTGGGCGACGCGCTGTTCGCCCTCGATCTGACCACGGCTGAGCAGGGGCTGGGCAGGGTGGCGGGGGCGGCGCAGGGCGCCGTGGATGCCATGGGTGACACCCCTGCAGCCAAGATCGAAACGTTCAAGAGGAAGCTTTCCCAAGGTCTTGTCGGCGTCATTGGTGAGCTGATCACCAAATTCGAGGGCTTGTCGTCGGCCATCCCAGCGTCTTACTGGGATGGGCTCAGTGGGAGTCTCGACTCAGCCGGCTCCGCGGCTGGTCGAGTGCGGGATGCGTTCGCCGATCTTGCAGCCGCGATCACCGGCCAGAATGACGGATACGGAGCGTTCCTTCAGGGCCTGCGCATCCTTCAAGGCGCGGTAGATGCCGCATCTCTGGTAATCGGAAATCTGGCTTTCCAGCTGCACACCGCATCGGCTGCGGCCTACTCGGCCAAGGCTGGATGGCTCTTCCTGACGGGCGACGTGGACGGGGCGCGTGACGCCCTGGACCGCGCCAAGCAGTCCACCGGGCAGGCGACTGCGGCACTGGAAGGCCAGCGGCTGGGCGTGGACAAGCTGCGGCAGAACTGGCAGCAGGGCGGCCTCGACATCCAGCGCCACCAGGAGGGCATCGCGGCCAAGGCTGCCATCACGGCCAAGTCGACCGGCGATCAGCATGACCGAGCCGCCAAGTTGGCCCAGGGGTCCTATGCCGTCGCCGCTGGCTCAATCGGCGTCAGTCAAGGGCAGATCGGGGCCAGTGGGTCATCGGCGGCCGGAGTTGTGTCTCGCTCTCACGCGGTGGCTGCATCTCAGACGTCGGGGTCGTGGTCGCATGTCCCTGGGGCAATCAAGGGGTACTTCGCCCGAGCCACCCTTGCGGGGGCCGGGGTGTCGGTGATGGCGTCGTTCTTATCCGGCGCGCGAGACGTGTGGAACAACCAGGTCGCCCCATGGCTGGCGGCTCGTGCCGCCCAGATCAAGCAGCTGAAGGGCCCTCCAGCCAAGGACCGCCGGCTGCTGATAGGCGCTGGGCGCCTGGTGATGGCCGGGTTCCGGGACGGCCTGGAGCGGGAGTATGGCGCCGTCCGGGCGTCACTGGAGGGGTTTACGCGCGCACTGCCTGGCGACTCGGCCACCATCGGCGGGCTCGACCTGCCGGCCGGACGAGGGGGCTCGCCAGTGGGTGCCCAGTCGGCCCCGGTCACCATCGGGCAGGTCACGGTCAACCTGGCCGGCTCGCTCGACCTGTCCTCGCCCGCTGACCGCAAGGCCGCGGCTGAGGCCATGGTGCGGGAGATCCAGGAGGCGCTCGTGGCATACGAGGGTGGCCGGCGTTGACGACGATGACCGTGGGCCGGGTCGCGCTCCTGGAGCGTCCCGCCGTCGAGGAGGCCGCCACCGACGGCCGGTCGGTGGCGATGAAGGCCCGCGAGTGGGGGACACGGCTCGGGCATGCCGTCCCCCGGACTCGTGGCGATGGGCTGCTCGGCCACGTCGGCCAGGTGGTGCCGGTGGCGTGGGGCCGGCAGACGTGGCGTAACGGCTGGTACCGCGTCGGCTCAGCCCAGGCCACCGAGGTCACCCAGGACGGTGGGTGGTCGGCGGTGGAGTGGTCGACGAGCCTGGACCTGGTCGGCCTCGATGCCGAGGTGGAGGTCGAGTCGCGACTCTCGGGCGGCAACCGGGTGCACGCCTCGACTGCGACCCCTGAGTTGTGGCACGCCCCAGCGGCGGCCGCTGACTACCTGGTGGGGACCTCGACGCCCGGCTACGTCGACCGGGTCGGCGAGGGTGGGACGGTGCGCGTGTACCGGGCGATCCCGGCGGGCGTCCACCCGCGGTGGTCGGTCCCGGCTGCTGGTGCTCTCGCCGGTGCCGTGTCGGTGTCCGTGGGTGGCGTCGTCCGCACGGGCCTCGCGTGCCCGGATGCGCCCGCGACATGGGCCATGTCGAACGGGGTCGTGCGGGTCGAGCCCCGCACGTCCGCGGGCACGCTGCTGGTCACGTCGTACCTGGCGTCAGGGTGGGGCACGCCGAAGGTCTTCGACCTCAAGCGGGGGTCGACGTCGCTGGGTGCCGCCCAGCACGTCACGATCCTGCGTAACGACCCGTGCGAGTGCGTGATCCGGCTGACCTGGGCGCACTCGCCTGGGCGGACCGTGGCCGATCTGACCCTCGCCCGGGGCGCTCGGCATGTCGGGGTGTACGTCCAGCAGTACGCCGCGCCGTCTGCGCTGCGCATCGACGACAACGGCGGTGGCGGGGTGGTGTCGGACCAGCTGGCGCCGTCCGGGTACATCGAGCGGCAGCCTGCGGACGCCGACGGCAACTTCTGGGTCATCGGGTCGGCTGTCGCGGCCGCCGCGGCTGGGACCTTCGGCCTGGCCGCCACTGTGGCCGCGCTCGGCCTGCCGGCCTACATCGGCGTCGTCCGCGGGGGCGCGTCAGCCGTCGCCGGCGACGGCGCCGCCCAGGTCAACGCGCAATGGCTGGGCCAGCCGGCCCAGGCCGAGCGAGTGATCCACCGGTGACGATCCAGCAGGTGCACCGCAAGCTCGGGCAGTGGTCGATCGCGCTCAAGCCCGACGCCCCGCCCGGGGTCGTCGCAGGCCTGGACCTGCTCGGCCACGTCGCCGTGATCCCGGGTCACGTCAACCCGGTCGAGCGGGGCGCGGAATGCCTGAGCCTGGCCCGCTACGTCGGGGTGCTCCGCCAGGTCGACGCAGACACGCGGATCGCCCTGTCGGGCAGCGGCCTGGCCTACTGGCTGGGCGACGAGGACGGCGGCGGCGCCGTCATCGAGGCCCCCGGGGTGGTCCTGGCCGGGGCGACGTTCGCGGCGGCGGTCGCCGCGGTCCTGCCGGCATCGGGGCGCACCGGCGCCGCCGGCACGATCTACACGGGCGTGCCGGGCACGATCGCGACGACCCGGGTGTGGGAGACGCGGCGGACGGCCCTGGACTGGCTGTGCGACACCATGGGCGGCGAGTGGCGGATCCGCACTGACGGCCTGGTCGACGCAGGCCCGGCCGCCGCCCTGTTCCGGGCGACACCGGAGTGCATCGTGGCCCGCCGTGACCTGGCCGGGGTCGACATGGGCAGGCGCGCCCTGGCCGGCGACATGCAATCCAGCCTGGACGCCCGGACCTACACGACGCGGGTGGTCGTGGTCGCAGAGGGGATGGCCACCGGCAGCGCCGACGCCGCCACGATCCCGTTCAAGGACCTCCACGGCCAAGACGTGGCACTCACTCGGCTGCTCGACGAGCGGGACGGCACCGAGGGCGGCAACGCGGCCTCGCGGGCATCAGCCGCGCTGGCCCTGTACGGGACGACGCGGCGCAGCGTGCGCCTGAGCGTCAGCGACTTCGACGTGGCCGGCGACATCACGCCCGGTGACGTGATCTGGTGCTACGACCCGGATGCCGGGATCCTCGACCCCGCCAACGAGATCCAGTTCCGGGGCCGGCTCATCTACCCGGCGGCCGTGCGGGCGCTCGCGCTGACATGGCCGGTGACGAGCGACTACACGGTGGCGTTCCGGGGTCGGACCGGGGCATGGGTGGACCTCACCCCGTGGGTCGACTTCGAGTCGGCGGGCAGCGGTGAGGTCGAGGTGGCCGACTCGCTGTCGACGCCGCTGACCAGTGGGATCGGGACCATCGGGACCACGGTCCCTGGTGGCGGCGGCGGCGCGGGGGACTCGGCGATCCCAGGCACGCCCACCTTCGGTACGTTCACGACAACCAGCTACCAGCCGGGCGACGGGCTCGCGCAGGCCGCGGTCAAGGTCACCTGGTCTCAGCCGCTCAACACGGACTCATCCACCATCGTGGACGGCGACCACTACGAGGTGCGCTACCGACCGACGGGCACCTCCGACTGGCAGGTTGCGCACGCCTCGTGGGATCAGCTGTCGCTGACCGTGGTCGGCTTGCCGCCCTCGACGGGCTACGACTGGCAGATCAGGGCCGTCGACTACGCGGCCCCGCCGAATTACGGCGCATGGTCAGGGACAACCACGTTCACGACCGCGCAGGACACGACGGCCCCGGCGACTCCGGCGCCGCCGACTGTCGCCGCGTCCCTGATCGCCGTTCAGGTCACGCACACTCTCGGCCTGGCCGCCGGCGGCACGTTCAACCTGCCGCTCGACCTCGACCACCTCGAGGTGCACCTGGGCGCGTCGTCCGGGTTCACCCCGGACGCCTCGACGCTGGCGGGAAAGCTGCAGGCCACGGGCGGGATGGTGGCCGGTGGCGTCGCCGCGGTCGGCACCTTCCCGACCGCATCGACTGCCGCCGTGCACGTCAAGGTCAT